TTTCAACAATTCAACAAGTTTTCAACAAAACTTTCAACAGTGTTTTTTGCTTTTTATTTACGCTTTAGTGTTAAATTTTAGTACTTTTCAACTTTTCCACATTGCTTACTACTACTCCTACAACAAGTTAATATTATATCGCGCGTGCGCGCGTGCGCGCTATCGCGCGTGTGCGCACGTGTGAATTGGATTATTTGATAGACTGAATAGTCTGATACATGGAGCCTTTAGACGATCACCTAGCCTAGTCCTTACTTGATAGGTACTAGGCTAGGTGACACCATGACACTGTTAAAGTGTCCCTTTCTTTTTCATCTGTTTCTTGATGACTCTTTCTTTTGTTTTGCACTGTTCTGCAAAGTCTGCGTTTTCGTACTTTAGCCGGTTTTCTGCTATGGCTGCTGCTTGTCTGTTTTGCTTAATTCTCCACAATCTTTGTGGGTTTTCAGCTTCCATCATTTTTTCGTAATATCGCGGAATTTGTGCCCTTTTCCCGTTCGTGCATTGTATATATCCCATTTTCCATATTTCGGCTTTGTGTTTCTGATAGTAAGTCTCGCCTAACCCCGGTTTAAGCGACATGCAAGCGAATGGTTTTTGTTGACCCATATTGTAATATGCATTTGCTTTTTCTCCGTTTATCTCATACATTTTTTTTGTTACGTATCCTGCAACATATCTATATGTTTCTGGCACTGCTTGTGCTATCTCTATTTGACCCATGCCCCATAGGTCTGTTAGCCATTTACTTGTGTAGTATCCGTTATGTTGTATTTTGTATAGGTGTTCTAGGTCTGTTGGTTGCCATCCATATAGTATCATATGATAATGCGGTCTGGCTGTCTGTTCGCCGTATTCTCCAGCTACAAAATAGCGTAATTTGCCCCTATAAGCCTTTCTAAGACGTTTTAAGAACTTTTGAACGTCAGTATACAGTAATGTTTGGACGCTTTCAGGGCGTTTCTCTCCCGGTTTCCAGACGTATTGTACTTTTCGCATGATTTCGCCTGTGTTTACTATCATGCCCGGTACGTGATCATCATCATAGGTAAGTGTGATAAACCAAACTTCTTCTCTTGGGTAGTCTCGCGCTTCTAATTCTATCCGTGTTGTCCAGTCCTCTCTTTGTCTGATTCTGCATCCGATGCACTGGCCGCACGGTATCAACATGATGTCTTTTCTGTACATCAAATCTTCATACTTGAGCTGTTTCCCGCTTATTTCAGAAAAGCGGGTAAGTGAATACACTCGCCCGCTTATGTCTTTATTTTCCGGGTTGTACAGCCTTATTAATGGCTTGTAACAACTCATCTAAGATAATCACCCGGCTTTCTTTTTTCTCCGTATGACCCTGTTTTGTCCTGCGGTTTCATACTTCTGCTTTGTTCTGTGCTTTTTCCTTTTCCCATCTTATCAGTTGCCTTTGTGATGGCTTCTTTTGTGTTGTCTCCGACTTCCGTAAGTGCCTTTTGCAGTCCGTACGGTGTCATATGTGTTTCGCTAAGCATTTGCTGCCAGCTTTGTGCTGCATTATACCAATCGCTTTGACTCCAACTTGAACTTGAGTATGCATTTGGTACAAATCCACCGCTTCTGCTCACTCCTAGTGCGCTGCTGCTCGCCAGTCCCATACTCGCACCGCTGATTGTTCCCGCGCTTCCACCCGGTGTGCTTGCGCCACCATTTGCGAATGCTAAGATTGGATTGAGCCCTGCTTTTTTCATGTCCTCAACGGCACGTTGATAGCTTGTATTGCTCATGTGCTCTTGCCATTCACGGTTTGCTAGTGCTTCTGCACTGTTGTAGTTCATGGCTACATTGTTCTCAATGTGGTTGTATACGCCTTGCATGATTGCTTGTAAGGTGTTGTAACCCATCTGTTTAAGCATACTTTGACTGTTGTATTTACCTTGCATGGCGGCTTCTTGCCCTTGGTATGCGTATGCCTGTTTAAGCCAGTCGTTTACCTGTTGAATGTTTGTTCCGGCTTGGCTTCCGCTCTCTGAATGTCCGCCGCCTTGGCTTTGGCTTCCGCCTTGGCTTTGGCTTCCGCCTTCTTGACCCCATCCGCCGAATGCGCCGGCGATTTGTTTACCAGCGTTTGCAAATGTTCCAACTGTGCTTGCAATGTTTCCGGCTACGTTGAGCGCTGTTAATAATCCTGATAATGCTGCCATTTAAAAAATAGCCCGGATTTCTCCGGGCTTCCTCCTTTCTTACAGTTTGTACAAGCCCGGTACGCTGTACAACGGCATACGTCTTGTCGTTTTGTTCGCTACTCGGATTGCACCGAAGAACTGCGGCTCATTCTGAACGATGAGCGTTCTCGCAATTTCTGCTTTTCCTTCTGCCATCCATTCCTGACTTAATGTCGGTACGGTGCTGTAGTTGTCCGCGTAGTGCCAGAAGTCCAGTGTACCTGTTGCGTTGCTTCTCATGAGACCAGATACCCGGTTTGGCTTCATTCGGTAGTCAGCCCATGCTTCCTGATAACCAAACGTTTCTTCATCTGTTGCTTCGCCGGTGAGCATGATTTCTTTCTTTTTTACAGGCTGCTCTCCTAAGTTTGCGAACTGAGGTACATAGTAGTCCAGCTTGTCGCTTCGACTCCAGAAACGTTCCAGGCCTTGCTGGTAACTATGATTGTGTCGCACACAACATACGCCAATGACGAAACCGTGTTCTTCGAAAGATTTGGTGAAGGAACTTTCATTTACCGGTGTCACTGACATTGCGCCAGTTTCGCCGATGGGTGTATCTGTGTTGTTCTGCTGCCCGCTGGTCTGGACAATTTGATTCATGTTGACGTGATAGCGTCCACCACCCAAATATTCAGGAATCTGTACCGTTTTGTCGCTGATTGTGACGTTCCACAGTGCTTGCACCTGTTCACGGTATCTGCTGCCGCCTCTTGCAAGTGCTTCATAGTACTGCTGTACTGCTACGGCTTTTCGCAAGTCGTTGATAGTTGTTGCGGTTATTTTGCTAAGGTCTGCACCTAAGTAGGCCGTGTCGTTCACTTGCTTTCCCGGGTCTGAGCTGCCTGTTACTTGCGAATATCCTTTGTAGTTTGGGTTTTGGCTGTTGCCGATATTTGGCGCAAGTGCGCTTCCGCTTAGCTCTTGGTTTAAGTAGATTGTGGTGTGTCCTCCTACCGTTCCAAACGTTGTTAGATCTGTGTTTTTATACATTCCAACTGGCGCGTTACCATTTAACGGCAGTGTCACTTCTGGCCCTCTCTGAGGATACGGCAAACAACTGGTAAAGTAGTCGTGGAATTTGTTTACCGGTAAGCAGTATCCGCCGTTTTCTGCGAGTTTCAGCAGACTATCTATTGTAGTTTCACTTGCTTGGTATTCTACATCACTGTCGTTTTTTCTCCATGCTGCTTGATTGTCTACGTTTTCATCTCTGAAAAATTCATTCCAGATCATTACGTATGCTCGAATTGGTAGTGCATTGATTTCGAATGCTTTCTTTATTTTTGTGGGCACTCCCATGTAGTCCAGGATTGTTCTTTCTGCTGGTTTTGGGTCTTCATCTGTTCCTTGAATTTTGATTTTTGGCACTTTGTATTCTTTCGATGGCATCCATGGCGTGCTTTCTTCTTCGCCCATGAAGTATTTGAAGTTTTCCCACAAAATACGGTTAGGACAGTAGAAATAGTAGAAATCAATGAATGCATCATCCATTACCGGATACTTCGGTGTGGTCATCCGGATGATTGCTGATGTGTTTACGTTGAAGGTGTCGCCCGGTAATACTTCATCTACGTAAAACGGAATTAGTTTTCCGGAGTCAAATGTTGTGAGGATTGTCTGGTCTCGGTTGAACCGTGTTCGACTTGCCTTCATTTCTGGAATTTGGTTGAAGTGTCGTTCATTGTTTCGATTCACTTTTCTTCCTCCTTCGCTTCAGGTTCTGCTTTAGGTTCTGCTTTTGCTTTTTCTGCTGCCATTTTTTGCAGTTCTTCAAGCTTCATTGCGTTTGCTTGTGCGGTTGCTATCATCCTGTGATACTCGTGAATGTTCTGCGGGAATTCGGTGATATCCACTTCTGTTCCGTTTAGTGCTCCCTGTGACAGACTTTCCAGAAACTGCGGATCGAAACTAGCTTTTCGGACAATGTTTTTAATATCGCATTCATCTGAATACGACTCAATTTCTTGCTGGATGTCAATTGGTGCTGTTTCTTGCAGTTTTTCCTGCCCTTTCTCGTCTTTTGTCCAGATGTATTGCTTTCGGAATTTTTCTCCTGATTCTGAAAAGAAGGGCTCTCGCCCTTCTTCATATCGTTTATTCATTCGGCTTGCCCTCCCAAACCTTTTCGGTATCGTTTGTGAACGCGCCAAGCTCATCTTCGAACACTGCCAGCTTAAAGCCGGTGTAGTCCTGCGGACTCTGGCCGATAAAAGTCTTTTCGTCTTTTGCCATTACGTTGCACATCCGTGCAAACGTTGCATCGTTTTTGCTTTCGCCTACCCATGCATAGCATTTTGCTACGCTATCCCAAATGCCATAATAATTGTGTTTCATTGTTGTTTTCCTTTCTCTTACAGCCGGATGCCGCCGCGCATGGGTTTCTGGCTAAGGTTGATAGTTTTTGTCTTTCGTGCGGTTACGTTGAACATACGGCGGTCTTTTGCGCCGTTCATGGTCTTACGATGCTGTGCCATTGTTATACTCCCTTCGCATTAGTTCTAATTCGATGTCGTTTGCAAGGCTTTTCATTAGAAAAGTTTCATTTACCAGTTTATTAGCGTCTTCGATGTTTGTTACTTTTTTAAGCAACTTGTAATTGTTATCAATTTCTTTGTACTTTCGTTCGAGCAGAATTTCCAGTGCTTCTTTGGGCTGGTCTCTTACGTTCCATGTTTTGCGCATTAATGGCTTACTCCTTTCCTTTTTCGTTGATTGTATCATGCAGTGCGTGATAGATTTCGTCAAGCTTTTCCAGAATATCCATCATGATTCGGATTGCCTGTTTGACGTCTTTGATAGAAATCAGTGCCATTTTATACCTCCTTTCTGTATTTGCTGGTTCGTACATCGAAATGTACCCAACTATTGTATACGATAATGCCGCATTCATCCGGTACGATTGCATTCAGTTCGTTGGCAATTTCTTTTGCGCTCATTTTATTTACTCGGATGTCTGCTGCCATGCCGCACATGTGGTAGCTATACTTTGCCCCTCCGCATTTTTTGTTCCACTCCGGTGTTCTGTATCCGCTGGTTATGATAACTGGTTTTCCGATTTTGTTTCTGAGAATGTCTAAGATTGATACTAGGTGCTCGTCTATGAATACTACTTGTGAGCCGTCTTTACATGCAAATTCTTTTACTTTAAAGTGCTGTCCTACTTTTTCGTTTGCGTCTCTGGCCATGAAATAGCTTTTTATCATTTTGCTCCCTCGCTTTCTATTGTGGATTGTACCATATATTTTGTCGCGCGTCAATTGTTTTTTGGTTTGAATGGCGCTTTAGCGCCCTGCCGTGCGTAGCGTATGCGGAGCTCGGCTAATCCATTCCTTGTTAGCGCTGTGCGCGTTTTCAACACTTTCAACACTTTCAACAGGTTTTCCACAAAATGTTGCACAATGATTTTCGTTATTTTGACGGACTTTCAACAATTCTTATCTATATTTTTGCACCATCAAAAG